ATGAAGCCGTTAGCCAAGCTAAACGAGAATCTAGCGCGCTGGCTACTTACGCAGCAAATGAAATCAAAGCCTATGGGCTCTCAAGGACTTTTGGTCAAGAAGCAGTTAGAAGAATTACAACAGGCGTTAAAGTCTCGGCCAGTTCCAAAATCGGAGAGCTCTCTTACGGCTTTGCAAGTCAGCGCTTTTCTGGTGGCGGTAGCACACAAAAACTCTGGGCGGGTTATGAATTTGGAAGTAATCGCTTGCGTCAGTTCCCCAGAAGAACACCAAGCAAAGGTCGCGGAAACGCTGGCTACTTTATCTACCCAACCCTTCGTAAGATTCAGCCTGAATTAATTAAAAAATGGCAAGAAGCATTTTCCAAGATATTGAAAGAGTGGGATAAGTAATGGCTGGCAGTAGAACGCTCAAGCTCTCGATTCTTGCTGATGTCGATAATCTAAAAAAGAATCTTAATGCTGGCGAAAAAGAGGTTGAAGGCTTTGGCGGTAAATTAGAGAAGTTTGGCAAAGTTGCAGCAGCCGCTTTCGCAGCAGCAGCTGCAGCAGCAGCGGCCTATGCAGTCAAGTTAGCTGTTGATGGCGTCAAGGCAGCTATTGAAGATGAGGCTGCCCAAAAGCGCTTAGCCAATGCCTTACAGAATGTAACTGGTGCAACCGAAACTCAAATAGCAGCAATTGAGAAACAAATATTAAAGACTTCACTAGCTACTGGCGTTGCAGATGATAAACTGCGACCAGCGCTCCAGCGTTTAGCAGTTGCTACGGGATCAGTTGAAAAATCTCAAGATTTATTAACCCTAGCCCTAGATATTTCTGCTGCTACTGGCAGAGATGTAGAAACTGTATCTAATGCCCTTGGCAAAGCTTACGAAGGCAATACAGCCGCTTTAGGCAGACTTGGTATTGGTTTATCTACAGCCGAAATAAAAACCCTTGGCTTAGAAGGAACTACTAAAAAACTAGCTGATACTTTCGGCGGAGCAGCTACAGTTCAAGCCAATACTTTTGAGGGCAGAATTGCCAGATTGAAAGTAACATTTGATGAAGCTAAAGAAAGTGTTGGAACAGCTTTATTGCCTATCATTGAAAAGCTTTTGACTTTCATAACAGATACAGCTATTCCAGCATTTGAGCGCTTTAAGAAAAATGCTATTGATCCAGTTATAAAATCTGTAAAAGAAAATGAGGATACTTTTAGGGGCTTATACAATTTTGCTAGTGATACTTTAGTTCCATTTCTAAAAGGTGGTTTTTCTGATACTATTAAAATTATTGGTAAAGTTGCTTCTGGAATTGTCAGCGCAGTAGCTATTGCACTAAACGCTTTAGAGCCTATTATTAACGCAGCAATAACTGGCATAAATGCCGTTATTCGCGGATTGAATCTAATTAAATCTGGCCCTGATATTGCTACCATTCAAAAAGTTAATTTCAGCGGATCAACTTCCACTGGTTCTAACACAGTATCGTCTGCTTCATTGCCATTCGGAATTTCATCAACACCAAGCAGCGCGTCTATTCCTACAGTTCCTAAAGTTTCAACACCATCCCCTATTACAAGCACAACATCAAGAGTGACTCCATCAACACTCGTTCCAAGCGGTAATGCCATTCCTTCTGGCTTCAATGTTGCTGGCACAGTTGCAGCTAATAACGCTGGTGTCACTATCAATGTCAATGCCCCAAGCGCTATTGATGAAGAAGGATTTACCAGAGCAGTCATCTTGGCTCTTAACAATTCAACTAATCGCGGAACTACTGGCGCTGGCGATTTTAGGACTTCGGCTCAAATCCTATGACCCTCTGGACTCCTGAATGGCGAATTAAAGTCAATGGAGATACGCTCACTTCAGTCACTTTAAGCAACTTAACTATCACCTCTGGCCGTCAAGATATTAACTCGCCTACTCCTCCTGGTTATTGCTCACTTCAAGTCATTAATACTGATGGCACTAACTACACCTTCACCATTAATAGCGGAGTTTCAGTAGAAGTCAAAGATTCAAATGGAGATTATGTATCTATCTTTGGCGGTCGAATCTCAGACCTTCGCCAAGTGGTTCAAAGCGCTGGATCAAGTGCTGTTGTCACTAGCTTAAGAATTACAGCCGTAGGAGCACTTTCAAGATTACAAAGAGCTATCTTTGATGGCAATTTGGCTGAAGGGCTAGATGGCGCTCAGATAACAGATTTGCTAGATGACTTGCTTCTCAATTCTTGGAATGAAGTCCCACCAGCTGAAACTTGGGCAACCTATGATGCCACCGAGACTTGGGCTGATGCTCAAAATATTGGGCTGGGTGCAATTGATACTGGCGAATATACGATGGTAAGCCGCCAGATTACCGATAGCATAATTGCCCCAATAGCCAATCAGATTGCTAATTCAGCTTTGGGCTATCTTTACGAGGATGCTAATGGCCTTATTGGTTATGCAGATGCAAGCCACCGCCAAGATTATCTAGTGGCTAATGGCTACACAGATTTAGATGCTTCCCACGCCATAGCCTCTGGCATTGGCGTTATCCAGCGTCAAGGAGACTTGGCCAATAAAATTGTTATGGATTATGGCAACAACTTTAATAGCTCCTACACCGCCGAAGACACAACCTCTCAGGCCACCTTTGGCCTATTTGCCGAGCAGTTCAGCAGCTATTTAAAGAATACTGGCGATGTCGAGGATGTAGCAGATCGTCTAATTGCTCTTAGGTCATATCCTAGAAATACTTTCCAATCGATTACCTTTCCGCTTCAATCTCCTGAAATTGATGACACAGATAGAGACGCCCTATTAAATATATTTATGGGCCAGCCAGTTCGAATTACCAATCTGCCTCTTAATATCCTAGGTGGCGAATTTACTGGCTTCGTTGAAGGTTGGTCTTTCAGCGCTTCAATCTCGGGCCTTTCAATTACCTTCTTGGCTACCCCAACAGAGTTCTCGGCAGTTGCCCAACAATGGGCTCAAGTCAATGCGGCTGAAAGCTGGAATAGTGTTCTTAATACGCTAGAATGGCAAGACGCGATAGGAGTTATAAGCTAAATGGCAACAACTACTAACTTCGGATGGGATACCCCAGACGATACAGATTTAGTCAAGGATGGCGCTCTAGCCATCAGAACCCTTGGCTCATCTATAGATACCTCATTCGTTGATCTTAAGGGTGGGACAACTGGTCAAGTATTAAGCAAAGCTTCCAATACCGACCTTGATTACACTTGGGTTACAACTGATGACGCTAATGCTATTCAAAATGCAATAGTCGATGCCAAAGGCGATCTCATCGCTGCATCAGCAGCAGATACACCAGCTCGCTTGGCAGTTGGAAATAATGGCGAAACACTTGTCGCGGATAGTGCCGCAACGACTGGACTTCGTTATCAAGGTTCGCAAGCAGCGGGAAAAAACTACATCATCAATGGCGGATTTGATGTTTGGCAGAGAGCAACCTCAGCAACTTTCACACCAACAAGCGGTACCCCACAATACAACTCAGTAGATAGATTTTGGTTTGCAGGAAGCGGAACGACTGGTTCTTGTACGGCTTCAAGACAAACCGCTGACACAACAAATCTCAACTATGGCTTGCGATTTGGTCGCGCTTCTGGAACAACCCAAACAGCCGTTTTATATATTGGAACAAATATTGAATCTCAACAAATGAAATTACTCGCTGGTAAAGCAATAGTTCTTTCTTTTTATGCTAAAAAGGGAGCAGATTTTTCCTATACGCCAACCGTTAGGCTTTACAGTGGAACTGGCACAGACCAATCTCCAGGCACTTTATTCGCTGGAACCTGGACAGGTGGGGCTGATGTTGTCAATACAACTTTTAGTCCTACTACAACGATGACTCGTTATACCTTCACTGGAACTGTTCCAACAACTTCAAATGAATTATCATTTTTTATTAATTGGACACCTTCTGGAACTGCTGGTGGCAACGAGTGGCTTCAAATTGAAGGAGTCCAATTAGAAATTGGTTCGGTTGCCACCGAATTTCAACGTTCAGGCGGCACACTTCAAGGCGAGTTAGCCGCTTGCCAGAGGTATTATTACCTTCACGCCGAATCAACTTCTCAATCCATTGGCATAGGAACTTATTACAATGGTTCTACCTTGCTAACTCTTATGCAATTACCAGTAACAATGAGAACAACGCCAACAGTAGAAAATGTTAGCGGCACTAATTATTATCAAGTAGTTAGAAATGATGGAACTGATGATTTCAATTCGTTTACATCGCTTTCTAGGGCATCAAATAAAGCCTTGACTTTGGATTGCACTTCCAACATAAGCGGAACGGCAGGCCAAGCAGGAATAGTTATGACCAACAATGCATCAGCCAAACTAGCCTTTACAGCGGAGTTGTAAAATGAAACCTACTTATACAGAAATTAAATCCCCAACTGGTGGCGATTGCATAACAGCAGAATATGAAGATGGCAGATTTCAGATTATACCCTGCGACCCTGCCAACTCAGACTATCAACGCTATCTGCGCTGGCTAGAAGACCCAGAAGCAGAAGAAAACGGCACAATCTCGTAGGAATATGGCAAAACTTTGCAGAGCAGGCCAGCAGCTCAGGGAGCAGATAGATGACGATTATCCTGATCGGGATCGTAAGTCTGATGGCTGGGTGGCTGATGCTCGGCATCTTGCAAAGGGCAATTCTGACCATATACCAGACTCAACAGGAATCGTCAGAGCTTTAGATATTGATGCAGACTTAAGCGCTCATAAAGAAGAAGCTTATGCTCTAGTCGAGAAGATTCGTAAATGCGCCAAGAAAGGCGATAAACGAATTGCTTACATTATTTTTGATGGAAAGATTATGAGTCCGATACTGGGATGGAAGCGCAGAACCTACAAAGGCGCTAATCCTCACCGGTCGCATTTCCATATTTCATTTACAACTTTGGGAGACAAAGATGGCAGTTATTTTAACCTCGAAGGAGAAGCTAATGAGCGACCTAAAGAAGATGGCAGAGAGCTGGGCCAAGACATTTCTAGCAACAGCACTAGCGACCTATCTAGCAGTCGGCCTAGATGTCGATGCAATTGCCAATGCAGCTCTCGTATCAGTCTTGCCTAGCATCATTAATTGGCTTAACCCAAATTATGAGCGTTATGGCAAAGTCCGTTAATGCCAGCGGCTGAGTTGGCCACCTTAGTAGCTTCAGTCTTAGGCTCTATAGCCTTGCTGATTGCTGGCCTTCGCTACATAATCAAATTGGAGAATATTCCAATAGTGTCGCGCCTTGATAAAATGGAGTCTCAGCTAGAATTGGCCCTAGCGAAAGGGGTCAGAAATGGCAACGCGAAAGCGCGTAAGTAAGAAGCCAGTCAAGCGTCCA